ATTATTGTAATAATTTATTATTAAATTTAAATGGTAAAGAACAGTATATTAAATCATTAGAAAATCAAAATGAAAATTTAGAAGAAAATATTAAAATATTAAAAAATGAAATTAATAAACAATTAGAAAATATTAGAAACTCCATTTTTAATGATATTAAAACAATTGATTTCACAGTAAACACACTTTTAAATACAGTATATGATAATCTTGAGGGTGATAATCATAAGGATGATAATCATAAATTAAAAATTTATAATTTGTTAAATAAAAAAAAAAAGAAAATTATATATATATTTGATGATAATATGAATAAAATAATTAAAAAAATTAGAAATTAATTTATTAATTAATATTATATGTTGAACTTTGATAAAAATGGTTTACCGATTGCATATATAAAATGTCCAAATAATAAAAATGAACAGATTTTATATTTGAATATAGAAAATACAGGCAATCCGCCGTTTTCAAAAACACAAAAAAAGAAACAGAAGGGATTAATTAGGCCGCTTTGTAAGTATTGTAAGAAAGATTTTTATAGTAATTGGGATTTAAAAGTCCATCAAAACAAGAGCTGTAAAGTAAAACAATTTGAAGATTATATGAACAGTAAAAAAGATATTAAAAATATTATGGGTACTGAATTAATAATAGATAATAACTGTATATTGCAACCATTACCAAGAAAAGATAGAAGAGAAATTTTATATATTGCAGGTGCTCAAGGATCTGGAAAATCTTATTATGCATCTAATTATATCAAAGAATATTTAAAAATGTTCCCAAATAATGATGCAATATTATTTAGTAGAGTTAAAAAAGATAAAAATTTTAAAGATATTAAAAAAATTATTAGGGTAAAATTAGATGACAATATATTAAATGATCCTATAGATCCAAAAAAAGAATTAATTAGAAGTATAACTATATTTGATGATATTGAAACAATGGATAAAAACATGCAAAAATATTTAGAAAATTTAAGAAATGATATTATAAAAAATGGAAGAGATCAAGAAGGAATAGGAAATGATATTTACTGTATATGTACAAATCATCAAGTAACTGATTATTCAAAGACTAGAGATCTTTTAAATGAAGCGACTAGTTTAACAATATTTCCAAAAAGTGGTTCTACGTATGGAATTAAAAGAGCTTTAAAATCTTATTTTGGATTAGATAACAATCAAATACATAAAATTTTAAATTTACCTAGTAGATGGGTATCTATTTATTCAAGTTATCCTCAATATGTATTATACGAGAAAGGAGCTTATTTATTATCTTGTTAAAATATATAATGAATTTAAATAAATTAAAAGAAAAGGCCTTGAGTGGTGAGGAAGTTTTAAAATTAGTTAATAATAGAGCAAATTTAATTAAATATCCAGAATTAAGTCAATCTAATAATTTATTAGATATTTTAAAACCATTCGGAGCATGTATAATATTATATGAAACAAAATTAAATTATGGTCATTGGTGCTGTTTAATAAAAAGAGGAGATATAATTGAACATTTTGACAGTTACGGTTTAATGCCTGATGATGAATTAAAATATGTGGATAATGTATTTAGAAAACAAAATAATATGAAAATTCCACATTTAACTTATTTATTAATAAATTTACCTAAAAAATATAAAATAGAATATAATCAACATAAATTACAAGAAAAAAAGAAAGGGATAAATACATGTGGAAGATGGACAGGATTAAGAATAAATAATAAAAATATGCCTATTGATGATTTCGCAGATTGTTTTAAAGATAAATATTTTAATCCTGATGATATAGCAGTATTAGAAACTATTAATATTTAAATTTATTTTATGTTATTAATATATAAAATGAGTTATTCTGATTTATACAAAGATGGAGATAATGTATATTATAATATTACTATTTCTAATAATACAAATACTGTACAATTAGCTAAATTTAATGAAACTAGAAGAGATATTATACTTTGTAATCCAAATGAATATTATATAACAATTGCTAGATTTACAGTTCCTTTAAATAGTGTACCAATTTTAATAATGCCAATGGAAACAGGAAGTACAACAAATTCAACATTAAAAGTTACTTTAACACATCGACCAACAAATACAGATTATACAGAAACTGTTTTATATTTACCAGATAATAATTTGACACCAATAAATCAAAAATTTTTTTATGTTTATACATATACATCATTTATAGAAATGATTAATAATGCTTTATTTTTGGCATTTACTGCTTTATCTGGCGCACATGCTGTAACAGCTACAAAAGCACCATATTTTTTATATGATCCAGACACACAATTAATTAATTTAATAGCTCAACGTTCTTCATATGATATAAACTCAGGTGTCAATTATGAAATTGAAATTTGGGGCAATGGTCCTTTATTATCATATTGTGAAGCTTTGAGAGTTGATTTTGTTGTTAATGGTGATCCAAAAAGGGGAAGATTTTTAATTACTGCTAATCCCAATAATGAAAATGGATATGCACCATTTGGTAATGTACCAGCAGATCCAGCAGATTATATTATATTAAAACAAGAATATAAAACAATTGAATATTGGAATAGTTTTAGAAATTTATTATTTACAACTAATTTATTACCTATAAGAAATGAATATCTCCCAACTTCAACAACTGGTGAAGGTGTCAATAATTTTTTCCCTATTTTAACAGATTACGAACCTTTACTCGCATTAGCTGGAGATACTAGAAGCATTTTAAATTATGTTTCAAATGGACAATATAGATTAACCGATATTTTGAGCACTGATTGTTTAAGAAGATTTGATCTTCAACTATATTGGATTGATCAAGATAATGTTTTCCATCCTTTAGAATTATATCCAAATACAACTATAAAAGTTAAAATATTATTTGTTAGAAAATCACTTTATAAAAGAGGTATTTATTTAGAAAAAAAATAAAATATAAATTTTAATAAAAATATATTATAATAATATATAGATGTCATATAGTGTGAACCAATTGAAAACTCTACGGGTTATAGACCCGATAATTGATATTAATCAAGAGAAGCTTTATTCGATCCTTCAAGGTGGATCAGAAGTTACATATAAAACAATATCAAGTACTTCTTTTAGTAACTCAAGCTGTCAATTTACAGCTCCGCCGCCATCTCCTTCAGTGGTCACGGACCGTAATATACTTATTAGAATGCCAGTTACTTTAGATTTCACTGGAACAGCACCACAAGGTCAAAATTTACTTCAAAGTGGTTATGATGCTTTTAGATTTATGCCAATTTCTCAAATTTTAAACGTTTTAACTGTTATGGTTAATAATAATTCAGTTTCAATAAATATGGCGGATGTTATTGAACCACTTTTAAGATATCATAATGATTGTTATGATAAAGAGTATGAATACTCAATGACTCCTTCAGAAATGGATCAGTCACAAAATTATTATGAATTGTCAAATACTATTAGGAATCCTCTCGCATATTATGGAGATGGTCCAGACTGTACAGTTACTCATAGAGGAGGTTTTGTTTATGATAGTTTTATAAATGAACAAAATTCCGCACAAATAAAAGCTACATTATGTGAGCCTTTATTTTTATCTCCAATGGTATTTAAAGGTTTAAAAGCTGGATTTATCGGACTTCAAAATTTTGATGCAACGTTTAATTGGGTTTCTGATTTATCGAGAATGTGGTCTCATGATATAACAGGAGGTGTAAATGATTTACAAATTACTGTTACTCTTGGACAACCACAATTATTATTTAAATATGTTACACCCCCTCAATTAATGGCTATACCGAGACATATAGAGTATAAATAATTGTACTTTAAAGTGAAATTATAATTAATTTTGCTAATCAATAATAAAATTATTGGTGACATTTTCAAATTGCGGAAAACTAATTTATAAATTAATACAAATTATTAAAAGTAATTTTAATAAAAGTAAAAATTTAATTTATTATTACAATCTGCAGCAAAGAACATATTATAAATATGTTTGAAGTTAAGAGACTAAATGGAAATGGACACTTATTAAAGTGTTTAAGATATAGTCCGCCTTATATTGTAAAATATAAGATTAAGCGAATTATTGGGATGTTCAGAGATATCCTACAAATATTGGTACATATGCTCCAGATGAATTAAGAAATGCATCGTCTCAAAATATACAACTTCAAAGTATTCCAAGAAGAATATATTTATTTGCTAGACGTGATAATATGTCGAGAACTTTTAATGATACAGACTCTTATTTGGGTATTGAGAAAATATCTATTAATTGGAATAATAGAAGTGGACTACTTGCATCAACCACAAAAAATTCTTTATATAATTTATCTAGAAAGAATGGATGTTATATGTCATGGAATCAGTGGAGCGCAGAAAATATGTATTTATCAAGTGGTGGTATTACTACAAGACAAAATGGTTGTGGCTCAATAGTATGTCTGGAATTTGGGACAGATATAGGATTATTAGACGTTGAAGCTCCAGGTCTTGATGGAACATATCAACTTCAAGTTGATGTAACATTTAAAAATTATAATCAAACCGATTCTATGAATTGCAACTTCTATATTGTTGTAATATCAGAAGGGGTCTTTACTATACAAGATAATAGATCAATAAGTCAAATAGGCGTCATCTCTAGACAAGATATTCTAGATTCGCAGACATCTCCACAAATAGATTATTATGACGTTAGACGAGTTCAGGGACTTGGTGACTTTTTCGGTGATATTGGTAGATTTGCACAAAAAGCAGTAAGAGGAATTAAAGAATATGCACCAAAAGCTTTAAGATTTGTTAAAGAAGACATATTACCAATTGCTAAAGAAGTTATGAAATTACTCCCAATGTTAGGACTTGGAGAAGGTGGAAACGGTGGAGTTGTTGTTGGTGGTGAACTAATGAATAGAAGACAATTAAGAGATAGAATAAGAGATCTTGAATAAATATAAAAATATATTAATATAAAAATTATATTATATTAATATATAAATGAGTGTACAAAATTTGTTAATACCTGATACAAAAAAAGATTGGGCTAAAATATATTGTAAAGAATTAAATACAGATAATTTAAATTCGGATAATATTAATATTATTTCTGTAGATACTACAAATTTAAAAGTTGATAATATAGATGAAAAAACACTTAATAATGGTGTTATTATAAACAGTGATTTAAAAGCAGTAAATATTTTTTCTGATCATCTATCTAGTTACAATAATAATACAATCCAAATACAATATCCAGTCGCTGAAGATTTAGTAAATGAATTTGGTCAATATGATATAGCATTTACAGGAATTGATAATACAAATTATAAAGAACCTACTACATTTAATGTTATTAATGCTGGTGAAGATACTTTTTATCTTCCTTCTAAAAATGGTTTTCGTTTACAATCTCACCAATCCGGTATATATTGCGTAAATGTTGTTTTAAGAAATACTTCAACTCTTTCTTCTTCTCAAGATAATTATCAAATTAGATTAACTGGATCTAGTTTTGATTTTGCTAGTTCAGAATCTGAAGTAGGAAAAAATACAGCAATAGGTGATTATATGTTATCTGTAAATTATATAGGTTTATTGACAGTTTCACAATTTGTTGTATTTGAAATGACAT